TTGAAGCCGACAATAGAGCCTGGCTTCTCCATCGAACGGCAGATAGTCGTTCCGCGGTACTGACGCCCGGCGTAGAAGTGAACCTCTTTGTTCCCCTCATTAATTTTGACGTTCATGCCCCAGTCGAAAGCCACCTCTTCAACTGTCGGGTAGAAGATGTCACGGATCTGCGGATAGGTCGGCGCGAAGTAGCCCTGGTTGATTTTGGGGAACTCCCACATCCCCTTGCAGATGCCGCCGCAGCCAACCCACGTCTTACCGGAACCGAACCCGGCAACGTAGGCCTTAAACTTATGCGGCATTGCGAGAAAACGCGCCTGGGGAACGTTAAGCGTCGGCGCTATCATCACGAACCCTCGCGTCTACCACGTTAATGTTGATTGCAACTGGTGCAGGAACATCATCATCAGGATCGGCTGCCAGCTCTTTGCGGAGTTTTTCTATCTCCAGTTGCCGGCGCTCAATTTCAATCTGCTGCAGACGCTGCGCAAACTCGCTATCGGCCAGGCCAAGCCGCTTCATCACGGCTTCATACATGCGCTCGCGGCTTATGGCTGTTATCTCAACGCCATTCTTACCCAGCTTCACGCCGGAATAAGCCAGGGCAGCATCAGGAGGAAGTTTCCGGGTATCCGCGAAGTATGGCTGCCCTATTCCATCGCCATTGCAGCGTGGACAATCAGGGTTAGGCTCCCGGTTGTGGTCGTAGCCATAACCGCCCGGGTCCTCAGGAGGTTTAATGCCATCCTTGCCTTCAACCTTTGCCAGCGCCTCGTCGAACTCGACTGTATCGCGCCACTGGTAGTGATGACCGAAGCCCCAGCAATAACGGCAGGCGCCGCGACGATACTGTGAAAGCAGGTTTGCATCGAAGGTGGCGAGCTGCCACATCTGGGAGAGAACTTCATCGGCACTGCCAAGCGTGCGCTCAATGGACGCTTTTTGCTGGCGCTCGATCGCCTGTGCAACTGAAGTTTTCTTAAGTAGCTGATGGCCTATCTGGTCTGCGGTCTTTGTACTGTACCCCGCCCGGATAGCTGCCTGTGTGGCATTGCGATCCTTAAGGTATTCTGCGACGAAAAGTCTTTGCTGGGCCGTCAGGCCATCATCATCCACTAACTCATCCGCGCATTTTTCCTTTTGCGCAGTGCGCACTTTCCTCTGCGCAGTATTTTGCGGATTTTGCGCAGTAGGCTTTTTGATGTATCGGCGTGCGGTAGCGTAGTTTAGTCCCTGCGCTTCACACCACTCCTTCGGTGAGACGCCTGTTGCGATATGGTCGGACAGGAACCGTTGCTGAAGCACGCCCCAGTCCGGTTTTGCCATGGTCATATTCCTTTTGTTATAGCCATTAAAAAAGCCACCCTGAGGTGGCCTTTGTGATGGCAATAAAAGGGCCGCCTTAGCAACCCCTTCTTTGAAGATATGATTATAGAAGTTTAATTTTCACGTCATAACCTTCCAGACCTGTCATCGCTTCGCGAGCAACAAACTGAATGTCAGAGACTTCTTTTCCTGTTTTTTTTCTTAACTCTGAAATTTTTTTTGTGATCAAAGCGGAAATTTCTTCCTCGGCCTTTAGTGTCAGAACATCAACTTTCATTTGGGCCTCTTCTGGTTTATTCATATTCCTGTTCTCCAGCAAGGTGATAGTTGTTGAAATACTATCCTATACTATAAGTGTTTATAAATTATAGACTAATAATGTTCTTGTCGCTGCATACACCTACCAAACCCTTGCTTTCCTCGCTGGTTGGAAACCCTGTTAGGTGGGTCTGTGACAAAAAAAGCCCCTGCATCACTGCAAGGGCTTTGGGCATATGGTGCCGGGTGCCTCCCGGAGAGTCGTTGGGATAACCCCCCGTGACTCGCTGCTTCAGTCGTTCAAGATGAGCGCCAGTGTAAAAGAGCCATCAGGTTAATTAGCCCCTCCGCTTAGGGGGATTCACCAAAGTTTATAACCAGCATGGATATAAAAAAGCGATCAATTATCAAAATGCCAGAAAGATTTCCCGGGCGTTAGTGGCGCTGCTTCTACAGATACTTTTTCACTGCGTTTGAAACTTCTTCCTGAGTAAGTTCCCGGTCAGAAGCAACAAAAATCTCGGCATGATCTCCCGTTAATGAATGAATTCCGGTAAGCATTATTTTTAGTGAGACTTCATCACCGTTTGGGTAGCGTCGAATAATTGATGTTACAGGCTCAAGTACATTTAGGACCTCTACCTGCTGCGAGTTGAAGAAAACCAATAATTTTTTCATAAAGTTGCCTTAATCCCGTTTGCGTCTGCTTTAAGGCAGATGTCACTTTGACTTCAGGTAACCGTAAATACTTACAAAGGCCACGCTACGGAGCCACCGAATAGAACGCTGACTAAACGGCACCCAATACACCTGTTAGATTGATAATCCATACAGGTTGGGTTGAGTCTACATGTTAAAAAAAAATTGACACCTTTAAAAAAGGTATAGTTATGTTTGTATCGTTTTATAGAACATATGAACGCACTCAATCTGAAATCAAAGTGTAATCCACTGCTTTCATAACGAAACGTTAGAGATATCATAGTAGGCTCACTCGGGGACGAGCCCTGGAATGGCTACTGTGAGCTGCGCGACGCCTCTATCTTCCTGATGCTGGCCTTATCGATGTTGCACTGCCCCAGCGCCGACAGCAGACTCACGTTCAGATCCAGACTGGCCCCGTAGGTCAGCGGGTCGGGAATAGCTGGCTGCTGCGTCTCAGTTGTCAGGTTTGCTGGCAGCGGCACCACCGGAATCTGTACGTACACTGTCCGCGTATTTCCGCAGCCGGTCAGCAGCTGCAGCAGGCACAGGCCGATGAGCGCAATAATCATTCGCAACAGCCACTTTGATATCTGCCTGGGTTTTCTGTGACTCCAGTGCGATCTCGTTCTTTGCATTCTGGTTAGCCTCGGAAACGACGTTGATTATGTTCACGGTCCGAATAACATTGGCGGTGACTGCGTTTGCAGCTTCGGCCTGCTGCTCAGCTGAATCGGCACGTGCTTTTTCCTTGCTGGCTTTATCGCTGTAGTGCCAGGCTGACCAGCATGCGCTACCGAACAGGCAGACAATGAACACGACGATCGCAATAAGGTGTCGGGTTTTCATTTATCGAGCCCCCAGCATGCCAGAGCACTTTCCTGATCCCGTCGCTCCACCTGACCGTAACAGCCGTTCTTCTGACCCTTCGTTAACCGGCAGTCTTTACCACCATCGCGGACCCACCAGCGAATTGCCTCGCAAGCGCCCTTACGGTCACCGGCATTCATGCGCTGGTAGAACGTTGAGGGGAAGCACTTACCCGGCCCGATGTTGTACGGGCAGAACGAAGCGATCCCGGCCTTCTGTGGCTCGCTTAGCGGCACCCTAATATTACGCTCAACCCAAGCCAGCGCTTTGTTGCGCTCTACGGCATTCACCTGATCACATTTAGCCTGCGTCAGCTTCATCCCCTGGCGAACCGGTTTACCGTCCACCAGCGTAGCCCCACGGCAGATTGTCCAGATGCCGGAACCGTCGCTGTAGGCGGTCAGGCTGTTGCCCTCTTTCTCATTCAGGAACTGGTCGAGAATCACGGGAGCTGACGCACCGGCGAGAACAAGCCCCAGTACCGCAGCGCTAAGCTTTGATCTGTCTGCCACTATTCCCCCCTGGCGGCTTTGCGCCGGTCCTCTTTGATTTTGAAGTACAGGTTCGTCAGATACGTCAGCAGCCCGAATACCAGGCTGCCCAGCACACCAATGGCTGCCCACTGCGATGGTGATACCTGGTCGAGCAGCTGGAGACTCCAGTAACCTGCGTTGGTCGCTGAGGCTCCATAGGCGATGCCAGTGGTTAATTTTTCCATGCGTAACATGCTCTCACCTCCGATAGGTTTCGGGGTGCTGTATGTAGTAAGAGGCTCAGGCTCGCCAGATGAATTAACGGCAGACCTTGATTGAGGTTTCCGGGAGCCTGAAATAGAAAAAGGCCGCCAATCGGCAGCCTTGAGAATAGATATTTCTTGATGAGATGTAATTGTGGTGCCGGGTGCCTCCCGGTGACTCGTTACCAGTTATACGAACCGCAAGCACACTTACACATTTTTCAACTGGATTGCCCTACCACAAAGGGGGATTTACCACTTATAAGCCTATGCCATATATGGAAGCGCAACGGTGTTTATTTCAAACATGTGGCGGTGTTAACGGTCCTGCTAAAATCTCAGCCTCTCCGTCATCACAAATATCATCGCCTTGTGTGAGGTGCCAGATACCTGTAATAACTCTGCCTGTTTCAGGGCCTTCAATTTCGATGTCAGTGTAATAAGCAACCTGAACCCTTCCGCCGTACTGTATCCAGTAAAAACCTTGTTCCATAATGATTGCCCTCTTCAAGCTCTGATAGAACTCATCAAGACGACAGTATCTGATCTGTTAACTGGAATCCATGCGCGATGTGGTCGGCAAAACCTATATCATATCTGTGCAAAGAAGCTCATTGTTGAGGGTGATGCCGGGTGCCTCCCGGTGACGCTGCGCCAGACCACAGAATCGCGCTACTCACTTGCCATGTCTAGTCGCCCCGCCGCATAGGGGGATTCACCACACGGACACTCTACGTGGCCCTGGCACTAAAAGATAGCTACCAATTTATTTTCACTTATCTTACCGCCGCTTTTTAAGCGTTCTGGCATCTGGCTCTCTGTTTTCTGGCAACCAAGGGGCTAACCTTGGCATGAGCAAAAAACATACAGGAGGGTCAAATGTATAACTCTATTTTAGTTCCCATTGACATTTCCGAGGATAGCCTGACAAACACGGTGATTCCTTTTGTTCAGACGCATGCAACTCTCAACACAGCCAAAGTCCATTTTCTAACTGTTATTCCTTCGCTTCCGTATTATTCATCCCTGGGCCTGGCGTATTCAGCAGAAATGTCTGACCTGAAAGAATTCCAGCAAGCTGCTTTAACAAAGCTGGATGAAATTGTTAAGAAATTCCGAATACCTGACGAAAAAATACTAACTCACGCCGTAACTGGTTCACCAAAAGACCAAATCCTTAAGCTCGCAGACATGATAAATGCTGACTTAATAATTATTGCATCCCATAAACCTGATATATCAACATATCTGCTAGGTTCGAATGCTGCGGCTGTTGTACGGCACGCGAAATGCCCTGTCCTGGTCGTTAGGTAGATATCACAAGTTCGTGAAGTGCAATCTGCATGAAGAACGGAGGGAGCCTCCAGAGGTGTGAGGTTCCCCAAGAGTCTTGATTCTGGTTAGGAACAGTGATTTCACGGGCAACTCACGAAGGCGCAAATAATAAGAAACCCGCTCGGTGGCGGGTTTCTTAACGGTGAACACGCAATGCCCATCGTTGGAACGAAATTAACACAGATTCGGGAAAAGTAAATAGCCCATGATTGAAACGTAAGCCGTTTTCGTGAGCATTATCGTGTTATCTGCTTGAGCTGCGCTTCTGCCCAGGCTTCTTCGATATCAAATTTCGTGATCAGCTGGTCGTAAAACGGCTTAACCGACTTCTTCCAGGTATCCAGGCTGATTGCATCAGTAATCTGGCAAACAGCTGCATGGGCCTCTGTCGAAGGGATTCGCTCATAACCGCGACCACTGCAGCGCTTACAGGCCGCCAGCACCGGTACGCCCTGCGCCTCCGTGAGTTCCTGATTCACTGCCACCCCCCTCCCATGGCAATCACTACAGGCGCAGCTGACAACTTTCTTCCCTTGGCAGGTCACACATAGAACGTGCGCAACTTCTTTCACCTGCCGCTGGTTCTGATGCTGCGAGGGAATAACTTTCAGTCCCCATTTCTTGGATTTTTGTATGATGTCCTTTGCACACCCAGACATGCTGGTTTTCATAGTGAAAACGTCAGCCTCGATAAACCCCTGCCCCGCGCAGCAATCGCACTGCTTAACGCTGGCTGCGCTGCGCGAATAGTCTTCAAAGGCGAACGCGGCCAGCTGGCGCATCACCAGCGGCTTAACCCTGTCGCTCAGCTTTCGTAGCGCAGCAACTTTATCGCATTTTGTCAGCGCGTATTCGGTCAGCAGCGCGATCGCCCTCTCCCGGTCGTTATGGCCGATCCCCATCTTACCGAGGAAAGCGCTGTACCCCATAGCCGCGCGTTCCTGCGTCATGCCCATGGCTGCCATGATGTCCGTACCGGTCAGAGAATCTGATGCAGTGGTGCGCGGGGAGTCGCTGATCATCGTGGACTTTGCGAAGTGATATTTCACGGTGTTTTCGAGGTTCATGCTGTGGCTCCTGCCATCTGATAAATGCGAATAAAGTTACGAAGGATGCGATAGTCCACCAGCACCGTTCCCGGGCGGCGATAAATGCGGAGGCGCAGCCAGCGCATGCGAAGCGATTCGATCAGTTCTTGTTTCATGCGGCCACCTGCTGTTTTAGGTCTTTGAGTTTTGTGCGGTAATCATCACGGATCCGGATGTAGTCGTCGCGCTTCCATTTCGGTAATTCGTGCGGGCCCATAAGGGCATCAAAGCGGGCCTGGCCGATTTTGGCGATCAGCGCCGGGCGGTATGCCGTCAGGTTGCCGGAGAGGTGGTTATTGCAGGCCGAACACTGCTTATGGCAATTGTCCTCGTCGAAGCGCAGCTCCGGGTTAGCGCCGGTAGTGCGGAAGTGTCCTGCGTGGTATTGCCCCTCATGATAGCGGTCGCAACTGATGCATGGCTGATGCCTATCTCGGTACCGGATGAACTCGTTGAAGGACTGCTGTGCCTGGTCGCGGAAGTAACTTAACGGCTTCACTGCCTGACGACGTTCAGCCTGCCGCGCACGCTGCTCCTTCTCCTCTTCGCGCTGGCGCTTCTTCTCAGCACGTAGAACCTCGGCTCGGTTCTTCGCGGTCTGCGCTTTGGCAATGGCTGTGGCGCACTCGTAGCAGCAGACCACCTGGCCGTCACGGACCGGGTGGAACCACTCACGACAGCTCTGGTTTGCGCACTTACGGCGGGGTTTCTTAGCCATGCTCACCCCCAGACCTTTTGGCGGAATGTCCGCGGCGTGGGCTCGAGGTACTTAACCTCCTGCCGCTCAACGCTGACGGTCCAGGTGAGGTAATCACGATTAAGGCTGCGCGTTACCGCTACGCCGCGAAGCTGGTACTGCCGCTGAAGCTCATCGGCCTGCTCGGTTGTGCATTCGGTGTAGTGGAACCATGATTTCGCCATCTGGTTAGCCTCCGAAGCTCAGCAGTTGCGCAGCGGCGTTCTCAGCCTCGCGCTGGTCCCTGAATGAGCGCGACAATATCCAGCGCCAAAGAACATCGAGCGCGGCTTTGTAGAGCTGCTGAAACTCGGTCTCGTCCATATTGGCGAAGGCGATGCTGCGGGGATGCTTCCGGAGTGTGCCGTCAGGCAGCTGGATGGCGTCGTAATGCCCGGATTCGATGGTTACCCAGGCGCGATACGCGTCGAAGGATTTGCAGGCGCTGATACTGCAAGTACGCTTATCGGCGATGCGTTCGAGATACTGCTCAGCAGCATCCAGCAGCGCAGCTTCGCTACCACCGATCGAGGCCAGGAACTTCGCATAGCCGGTCACCAGCTTGCGTTCGTTGGATGAGATAGCGCCGCCAGTTGGCTCCCAGTATTCGAAGCCTAGATTCAGAAGAGCGAAGAAGCGACGATGGAAGGCCGGATTACGGACCTGTTTGAAGTCGGCCACCAGCACGGCGCCGAGCTTGATTTTTGATTGCAGTAATTCACTGGTCTCCGGCGAGGCGGGGATCAGGGTTCCTGCAGAATTCTTGATGAGTTGTAACTGCGCCATGGTGTTCTCCGTGGCGCATCAGGTCAACGGGTGTTCAGTCCGTTGATATCATAATATCAGAGGGTTGATTGACGTGGTAGCCGAGGCGGCGAAGAAAACGGGTTCCAGACGAAAGATTAAAAATTCCTTCATCCTCCAGCAGCGGGCGGCAAGATACCATCCCATTCCTGGTGTAGACGAGACATCGGCCCTCAAACAGCATGGATCCAATAAGCTTGCCGTCTGAACGCCTGATAATGTCGTACCAGTCACCCTGCTCCTGACTTTCTTTCACATCTACCCCCTCACTTTGCTATCCACAAATACCCTCCCCCGGCGGGGAGAAATCCACTTCATAGAGCCAAAATAACAAATGGCGCAAATTTCCTAATAGGTTCGCCGGAAGAAAAATTCATTTTTTTCTGTAGCACTTAAACCATACAACAAAACACTGTATATATAAACAGTAATTATCCGTTTGGCTTAAGTATGCACGTGAACCGCATGTATACGCAAGTGCATTCATCTGATTGATTTGAATAAATTTTATGCTACTTCCGTGTAAAAACTGACGCTTATTTTTAACACTTCGTCAGGGCAGAAAGCACTGGGATAAATATCTGATTAGAAACCCCTCAATCCCGCCAAGCCAGTAGCAGGCCTGCGCCTGAGGGTATATTGCGACGCTGACACTCCATGTCAGGTTGATAATTTGTTGCCGCTCCTCGGTTAATATCTGATCGATTTCATAGATCAATCTCGTGATATCGATCGGTATTATCGATCATGTGAAGAAATGCCGCGGTTGAGCGGCATTCAGGGGATGAATCAGGCGGCTTGTTCGCTCGCTGCGCTCCGGAAGGTTGGCCCGCATCATCGAATGACGGCGGGACGGCAACCCGTTGTTGTATGGGTAGAGATCAGTCAATCGACTTAACAATAATATCCCCGAAGGCATTGATTACAGATGAGAAAACAATCAAAACGATACCTATGACCATGTTTATAGAAGTAGAGCGACTCTCAGGTGATGTTGCCGTGGTCTTTTGTTCTTCATCCATTGAAGCAAAGCCAAAGGCGTGTGCATTAGAAAGGTAAATCCCTCCCCTGAACAAAGGAGAAAGGGTTAATAATGTTCCGATCATAACGCCTAGGGCACCAAACCTTGCTAACCATGTCCAATCATCATCCGCTATAGAAACAAGTGCCCCTATCACAACAGTTGACACCCAAAGAGGTATCATTACCCACCGACTACCGATGTAGTAAAACAAACCGTCAAGTGGATGGATATCGTGCCTGCTGATTCCTGTCGGTTTCTTATAAGCCATATTACCTCCATTCAATGAGGATGATTTTTACCTGCCTATCTACTCACAAACAACTAAGGATTTTTATTAATTTCATCTTTCACAAAAATTATCCAGTGGGTCTTGTCGTTCTTCCCGGTGCGCTGGCCGATCACTGGCTTTACGTCTGTCAACGCCAGAATCTGGCTGACAGGGATCTGCGTTTCGTTCCATTTGAAGATGAGAACGCCGTGTGGCCACAACACCCTGAATGCCTCCTCGAACCCTGCGCGCAGGTCATCACGCCACGTTTCTTTGTTAAGCTTCCCGTACTTTTTTCCCATCCACGCATTGTCACCAACGCGCTCAAGATGTGGCGGGTCGAACACTACGACAGGGAAAGTGTTGTCAGCGAATGGTAGCGCGCGGAAGTCGGCAATCAGGTCCGGGCTTATAACCAGCTGGCGGCCGTCGCAGAGCGCATGCTGCTCAGCGCGGATATCGCTGAATACGGCGCGCTGATCCTGTTTATCGAACCAGAACATGCGAGAACCGCAGCATATGTCCAAAATAGTATGCTCTGCCATCTACTCCCCCTTGATGCTGATGCCAGCTCCGGCACACGCAATGCGAAATGCGGCCTGAAGCTCTTCAGCGACATGTGGCACATATCCGTCGAATGTCGGAAGCGCAACCTGCCGGGCCTCAAATTCAGTCAGGTATTTTTGCCTCCACGGATCGCCCGTCTGATTTTCCAGGCGTTGCAATAGCTCACCAATCGGCAAAGGCTTGATGAATTGCTGTTCCAGATCAGCGATCCGCTTCTCTGCGGCTTCCATCCGTTCAATCGCCGTTGCAAGCGTAACTTTTAGGTCAGCCGTATATTCAGAATCGCAGCAACTGGCACATATGCACCCGCCGTCATCATGCTTCACCGTCAGCGTCCATTGATTACAGAAGCCGCAGTCGAGCATTACCGCTTGGCCCCAGTTATGTTTTTTGCGCTCAGGAACGTGCAGCGCCTCATTGTCAATATTGCTCATTGGACATCTCCCTGGCGAAGTAACGCATCATGAAGAGCCATTGCACCGACTTCTCGTTGAGCAGCATCTTCATAGCTGATGCCGTTCGTCTCCATGATGCAGTCCCTATCGAGATACTCGGAGCATTCATCCAGCGCTTTGCGGATACCCTGCTGCTGCATGGCCGCCAGCGCGTCCCGCTGTTTCGTCATCTCGCGCAGCGCCGCGGTGGTGCAGTCCAGCCGTTCTGCCAGACGAGTGAACATCTTCGCCATATCCATGATCGCCGTGTCGCTGCTAATAGCCTTCGCAAACTGATGACCAACGGCCACCAGCTCTTTGTTGTTCACTGAATCACTCATGCCCGTGCGCTCCCGATAATTTTGTGGATCTGATAGCCCTGCCAGTTCTGGCGGCAAACGTCTGCAATGCTGGGTTTCTGGCACGCCACCGGCATTGGCTTAATGCGAGTCTCCCCGCCCGGCTCCATGACGTAGACCGGGTGGCGGCGCTGGCCGATGTTCTTCACAGCACCAGCAGAAACGAGATGCTCGAGCAGGCGGCAGGCCTTTTTGCTGTCGCAGCCCAGCAGCTGGCGAACCTGACGTGGGGTGATCTCCCCGCTGCGCTGGATGGCGCGGATGATTGTCCAGAGGTTGTTACTGGCCATCTGCAGCCCCCTTGCCACCCACGGCACGCAGGTGTGACACTTTCCCGCGGTAGCTGGCCCAGTCGAAATTGACCCAGACGCCCGAGTCCATCCGCAGGCGGTCAATGACCCGCGCACCGAGTGTGGCGACCAGCTCGTCATAATTCAGGTTACTCAGGATGCCAACAGGCTTCATGGCAGAGAGTCGGCGGTCAATGACCTGATTGATGATCACCTTCTCACCGCTGGAACCACGCTGGATTCCGACTTCGTCCAGCACCAGCAGATCGACGTTGCAGAGGTCGTTCAGCAGGGACGATTCGGACTGACCGTCGTCGTAGCACTCGCGGACCCGGAGCATCAGGTCAGGGATGGTCACCACCAGAACGGAATGGCCAGCAGCCAGCAGGTAGTTACCGATCGCTGCTGCCAGGTGGTTCTTCCCGGTACCCGGCGCGCCGCTGAAAACGAAACTTGCGAATCCGCCGCCGCCAAAATTCTGCGCGTAGCTCTTCGCCATGCTGTACGCCTGGCGCTGCTCCGGGCTCGACACCTGATAGTTCGCGAACGAGCAGCTGCGGTGCAGAGCCTGAATGCCAGCACGACCAAAAATCTTCTCCGAGCGAGCACGCTGGTTCTGCTTGTCGATCTCCTCAGAACGCTTGCGGCCCTCAGCTTCCTGCCATGCCTGCCACTCTTCGACGCTGTTAAACTTCGGCTGTACGCTGGCCGGGATGAACTTCTTCAGGCGCTCAAGTGCGCTTCCAGTTCCGATTAAGCTTTTCATCGCTACCCCCTGAAACCCGTTGGAATTTTCTTGTCTGGCTGGGAAATGTGGTTCACATCCCTACCCGGCATGCGGCTGCTCAGGCCGAACTTTGGCTTGAACAGTCCCTGGTACCCGTTGGCGATGCTGGCGTTGATTACGCCTACCGGATCGTGACCTTCGTCCAGGCACTGCTTCAGCAGGCTGAAAGCCTTGGTGACGGTCAACTCGGTTTTGATGGCTTTGCCAGACTGCTGGCGATAGGCGACCCACTCACTCCAGGATGCCGCATCCAGCCATTCAGGAACCGGGATACTCAACGGGTCAAACTTCACCTTCCCCCGTGGGGGATTAGAGGGGGTTAGATCTGTATTTATATTTGTCTTTGGAAGAATGTCTTTGGTGTTCCCTGTTTTCAGGGATCCCTTTCCCTGTTTTTGGGGATGGTTATCCCCGTTTTCAGGGATGGTTGAAGGGGGGAAATTGCTATCCCTGAATTCAGGGATGGTGATAACCCATGTGACAAATTCAGCAGCAGGGAAAGCCGCTGGACACTTCGTGCAATTAGGCTTGGCGTAAGCCCATTTATCCAGGTTGGTGTTAATCCCAATGTATCTGGTTTGCCCAATCCGACGCAGGATGATGATGTTCCGGTAAGCCAGATTCAGCACGGCTTCAGAAACGTGCTTCACCTTCAGCATGGTTTTGTCTGCAATGAGACTATTGGCGATCCGGTCAGATTTTTTTGACCAGCCATAGGTCAGACGAACGATAGCATTGAGCACCCGGAACTCGCGCCCGGATAGCTCCACGATACACAGGGCATCCTGAATCTGGTTGGCTAAGCGCAGATAGCCGTTCTCCAGTTCAGCCATGCGGCTCTCCTGTTTCCCCTCTTGCGTGGGGAATTTGAATATTTCAGCGGTATTTGACATACTTATCTCCGCAATTGGCTGACGTTAGTTGCAACTGAAGGCCACTTCTGTTCGAGCAGAGTGGCTTTCGCCTTTTCTGAATCTGTCATAGCGCACCACCCAGCATCGTCGTTACCATGGCCATCAATGGCGCCACAGAGTCCGGGCCGTCCAGGTAGAAGCTGGCGACAATCTTTTCGCTGATCTCCTTCAGACGAACCTGCTTTGGCGCTTTGAGCATGACGGCCTGAATAGCCTCGGCGTCCTCCTTCACTGTTTTTGCGATTCGAAGCGCAACATCATCGAGCTGAACAACGCGATCGCGATACGCCAGTGGCAATGCGGATAGAATCGCTGGCGCCAGCAATTCGACGTTCGCTTGGTATGTCGCTGACTTCTCCTTGTTGTCTAACCAACGAAACATCTTCACGTTCCAAACCTCTGGCTGAACGTTGAGATCTATCCCTTCAAGCGCCATCTCTTCCGCCACTTCCTTGATTTGCAGCGCAACGACCAGGCGCCCTTCCGCAGCTGCCCAGGCGCGGACTGCTGCGCATAAATTACGGTGAGCAACGCTACCACCCGATTCCTCGTTTTGGTGATATTGGAATATCAGGCGCTCTGTCGGCGCTCTGTTATTCTGTTGAAAAAATTGTGTTTGCATTGTTAACACTCCTACTTTGGTAAACCGTCAGTGGGATTTGGGTAGAGATCAGGGCGCAGTTCGTGGGGAGTTACGCCTGTCATTTTAAAAATTGGGAAGATATAGCTTGGCGGTACGATCCCCTGGTCACGATTCTTCCAATGACTTACAGACATACTCGTCACACCAAGCGCGATGCTGAGCTTTCTGGCAGAGCCAGCGGCTTTAATTGCTTTATCGAGTGCGGACATGTGCTTCTCCTGCTTATTGACAGCAGAAGTAAACCACAGATTTATACCTCATGCAAACTATGGATTTATTGTGTGTATAAACCAAATATTTACAATGACCCTATGAGAAAAGAAGAACCCAACCTCGTTCTGGTAGAACGCCTTACTGAGATCACTGATCGTGGCGTTACCAAAGCAGACATGGCACGAATAGCTGGAGTCACCCCTCAGGCCGTAAACGGCTGGTTCAAAAAAGGCGTGATTAGTAAGAAATCAGCACTGGCCATAGCCGACGCTGTTGGCATTTCTGTCGCATGGCTACTTGGTGAGGATGTTGGTGAGAAAGACGGACTTAAGCCAGACGAACAACGCCTGCTGGAGCTCTACCGCCAGTTGCCGGAAGAAGAGCAGCAGAACATGCTCCGCATCTTCGCGATTCGCCTGAAAGAACTGGACGAGCTGTATGAGAAGTACATGAAGGGGCGGATCAGGTCGCAGGATGATTGAGATGATGCGAGTGGAACTATTTGAGTACCTAACAAAAAATTGATGTTTAGATTTGGCATGACTTGCCTTTAGGCATTGTCCTAATGGACACGACATTAGAAGGCATCAGTTAAGCAACCCGAATACGCAAGGATTAGTAATGGAGCGCGAAGCAGGTAACAGTGATGCAATCCCTAATGTCGTTGAAGTAATTCGTCGCATTAATGAAGGCTCTACACAACCATATCTTTGCAAATGTGATGATGGCCAATTGTATGTTTTGAAATCTAAGCCATCTATGCCACCTAAAAATCTCTTGGCTGAGTTTATTTCTGGTTGTCTGGCCCACGACATCGGCCTTAATTTGCCTGACTTCAAAATCGTCTTCGTGCCGGAAGATCTTGTTGAGTATTCACCGGATCTTCAACGTGACATTTGTACTGGTCACGCCTTCGCGTCACTTTACATCGAAGGTGCGGTGGCACTGACTTTCTCTCAGTCAAGGAATGAAGCCATCATACCTGTAGAACAACAGAAACTAATCTATGTGTTTGATAGATGGGTGATTAATGCCGATAGGACTCTTACCAGCAAAGGTGGTAACGTTAATATTCTTTATGACGTTGGCAACGATAAGTATTATCTAATTGACCATAATCTATCCTTTGATGAAAATGCTGGTCCAGATGATTTTTTAGTTCATGTTTACGGCCCTGGTAATCGCAAGTGGGAGTATGACTTAGTAGATCGTCTGGAGTATCGTCAGAGGGTCGTTGATAGCTTAGTTAAGCTTCCTGCTATTCTTGAAGATATTCCGGATGAGTGGATCGTTGATGATGAGTTTTTACCTTTTGTTTGCGACACCTTAGATAAAGGCGACCGTGATGAATTTTGGAGCGAGATAGTATGACAACTCCATGCCTTTACAGCATTGTTAGGTATGCGCCCTATGCGGAAACTGAAGAGTTTGCGAACATAGGCGTAGTCATCTGCGCGCCAAAAGAAAATTACTTTGACTTTCAGATAACTAAGCGAAACGATTCTCGTGTAAAAAGTTTTTTCCACGATGATTGCATTTTCCCTGTAGCCAAAGACACCATTCAAAGAGAGTTGCAATTCGCAAAAGCACAAGCTTCACAGATTTCTGGGCACCAACAACTTGCTCAATTCTTTAGATATTTCACGTCGAAAAAAGAATCAATCTTTCAGTTCAGCACGACAAGGGTTGTTCTCAGCGCAAACCCAAAGGAAGATTTAGCCCGCATTTACAATAAATATGTTAATCACTCCGATTACACCAAAGAACGTCGTGAGGATGTGCTTGCCAGAGAGCTAAAGCGAAGTATTGATAGGATTGATGGTTTAAGAAATGTTTTTAAACAAGAGTCTATCGATGGGTTTTATGCAAAATTCTCAATGCCTTTAGTAGCGAAAAGGCACAATGAAATTCAATGCGCAATTAAGCCTATAGCATTCACTCAGACTGAACCTGGGAAAATGATGGAGCACAGCGACACTTGGGTCATGAGGATTACTCGAGCTGCAGAAGAAAACCTACTGAAGATTGATGATATTCTTTTTACCATTGAAGTACCTGAATCCCCCACTACGGGTCAAAAAAAGGTTATCGATACTATAAAGAAAACAATGGACGCTAAGAAGATAAACCATATTCCTGCATCAAATCATAAAGATACTATTGATTTTGCCAAGAAATTATTATTAGAGTCCTGACAGTTATCTCTTAACCCGGCCACCGAGCCGGGTTTTTTATCCTAACGTACCAGGTTAGATCCAAAGCTACCGCCCGAACTCCCCGATCCCGACCTTAGCGTCGGGATTTTTTTGCCTGCGATTCGGCAGGCGCGTCACAAAAACCAGCCATATAAACCTCAGATTTACAAATAACCTTAACCTTGAGTTGACACAAATATAAACCAGTGATTTAATCTATCTCACCAAGACGCACCACGAACCACCCAGGCATGGAGCCCACGAAGTAGCCGCCGACGGCATACGAATAGTCGGATGAGGTGGAGTGATTAACGCGCATCAGGTTAAAGAAACGTTCCGCCAGCCTGGCGACAAGGGCAAATGAGGGTGACCATGATTGACTACGCACGTAAACCAGTACGGCAGCAGGCCGTAAAACTGAGTTCTCTTGGGGCGTTTATTCGCCGCCTCTGTTACCTCTTGGCACAGAAGGGGAATCCTGATGTGTAACTCGAAGAAATGCGCGTACTGCCGCAAACCAATCGAGCAAGGGAAAGAAGTTAAAAACGAATTGCTCTTCATCCGCGGCGCCCAGCTGGCG